GGAGGATACATTCTCTGGCACGGTTGGAATCCCTACCGGAGCAGGTTAAAGAAGCACTGAATAGAATAGAGGACTAATATGAAAAAAGGAATGCTAGATAATGATAAAAACCGTATGAGTTATGCTGATGGTGAATTAGTTGGTGGTCAAGAAAAATTAGATAAAAATAATGATGGCGATATTACTAGTGAAGATTTTAAAATGTTAAGAGAAGGAAAGCAAGAAGGTGGTATGTTAATGGATGACCAAATGACAGACATGATGAAAACAGAAAAAACGCCTAACATGGAAAATCAAATGGCAGATATGATGTCACCAGTTGCAGAAACTGCTGAAGAAGAATTACAAGAACAACAAGAAATAGAAAAGTCTCAAGCTCCAGATGAAATGATGGAAGATAATTATATAGACTTTTTAATAGATGAAGCATTAGATGAAGATGAAGAAGAAATGCTTATGGAAGAATTACAAGCAAATCCACAACTTAGTATGTTGTTTGACAAAGTTATGGAAGTTGCAATGGAATTTTCAGGCTCTGGTTCTGTTGAAGGACCGGGCTCGGAAGTCTCCGATTCGATACCTGCAAGGTTATCGGATGGGGAATTTGTCTTTACTGCTAAAGCTGTAGATGAAATCGGAGCAGACAATTTAATGTCTATGATGAAAGATGCTGAAGCTCAAGCAGACCAAAGACTACCAGCTCAAGACGGTGGAGCTATAAGAGAGGAACAGCAGCAGCAAGAGTTCCAACAGCCTCAAGAAACTACTCAAAATATAAGAGTAACAAAAGAAACTGTTGACCCTACTGCTATGGTCCAAGAGGAAGAGGATTTAGTGGGCAAAGAAATTCGTTCACAAATGATGCTCGACCCTTATCAGCGACACGTTAGGAGCTAATAGAGATAAAGCCACCCAAAAATATTTGGCACTTTATCAAATACAACAACCGAAAGGCGACCTTTACAAGACAAGCCCTGCAAGTGCACATCGCAGCTACCTTGTTAAACGAAGCCCTGATTAGGAGGATAGAAAATGACTGAAGAAGTCTTACAAGAGGAACAGCCAAACCCTTATAATTTAAAAAAAGATTGGCACAAAGGCGAGGATAAACCTTTCCAATCATCAGACCAGTTATACTTTGAAGAACCATCTGAAAAGAATAAATTATTCAAATCAAATGATATCAACGAAGCAGAACAAGCTGGTAATGTTGAAACAGATAATTTGGAATCTGAAAAAGATAGACCTTATAAGAAACCAGATTATAAAAAACGTTATGATGATTTAAAAAAACATTATGATTCTAAGCTTAACGAGTTTAAATCTAGGGAACAAGAGCTGATAGAAGAAGCTACTCAAAATAGAACTGAATATCAAGCTCCTAAAACTGAAGAAGAACTCGAACAATTTAAGCAACAATATCCTGATGTTTATGAAGTTGTTGAAACTGTTGCACACATGCAAAGTGAATCTAAAGCAAAAGTTCTAGAAGAACGCCTTAGTAAACTCCAAGCTCGTGAAACAGAAATCAATCAACAGGAAGCAGAAAAAAGGTTAAAAGAAAGACATCCTGATTTTGATGATATCAGAAACAGTGATGATTTCCATGACTGGGCAAAAGAGCAACCTAAATCTATTAAAGATTGGATATATAAAAATGCTTCTGATGCTGACCTTGCTAGTAGAGCTATAGATTTATTTAAAAAAGATATAGGTATGGAAGTTCCGGAAAAGAAAACTAAGTCATCTTCTAAACAGACACAATCTGCTGCTGATATGGTTTCCACTAAAACAACTAGTGTTGAACCTAAAAGCGAAAAGATATGGTCTGAAAAGGAGATTGCTGCAATGAGTATGGCTGAATTTGATAAACATGAAAGTGAAATCAGTGAAGCTATGCAACAAGGCAGAATCATTAAATAACTATTACATTAGGAGAATATCATGGCTCAATATTTTGAACCTTCAACTGATACTAATGCAAACTTTGCAAACTCTGTTA